GAATCTTTAGACAAAGCAAGAATCGCAACTAATTGTGGTTACGTTCTAAAGATGGGACCTCTTTGTTACCAAGACAAAGAAAAATTTATAACAGGTCCTTGGTGTAAAAAAGGAGATTGGGTGATCTTTGCAAGATATGCTGGATCACGATTACCAATAGAAGGCGGAGAAGTTCGTCTTTTAAACGACGACGAAGTCTTAGGAACTGTAACAGATCCTGAGTCTGTGTTGCATTACATTTAACATAGGAGGAAACTATGCAAGAACAAGAAAACGACAAAATGGTCGATATCGATACTTCTGGTCCTGGCGCTGACGTTGAGTTAGAAGAACAGAAACAAGAAGATATTGTTGAAACCAAAGAAGAAGAAGAAGTTGTTGAACAGAAAGAACCTAAAGAAGAGGTTAAAGCTGAAGAACAACCAGAAGAACAGAAAGATGAATTGAAAGATTATAGTGAAGGAGTTCAAAGAAGGATAGCAAAGTTAACTAAAAAATGGAGAGAAGCCGAAAGACAAAAAGACGAAGCATTGTCTTATGCTAAAATCCAATTACAAGAAAAAGAAAAACTTGCAAAAAAATATTCATCTGTTGAACAAGCTGGTGTTAAAGATAGAGAAGAGAGAATCAAATCTAGTCTTAAAGCAGCAGCTGCTAAATTAGCCGCAGCTAGAGAAGCATCAGACTTTGCGTCTGAAATAGAAGCTCAAACTGAAATTGCTAGACTAGGATATGAAGATGCAAGATTGCAAGAAGCTAAATCTATGCAAACTGAAACAGCTAACGAACAGCCTGCTAGAGATATAAATTTAAGCAGACCTACGGAAGCTCAATCAGCTCCAGACCCCAAAGCAGAGCAATGGGCTAGTAAAAATAGATGGTTCGGAACAGATACAGCCATGACATATACCGCATTTGATCTACATAAAAAGCTAGTAGATGAGGAAGGATATGACGCTAATTCTGACGAATATTATTCTGAAATAGATAAAAGAATAAGACTTGAATTTCCCCACAAATTTGTTAATAATAACAATACGGCGGAAAATTCTACGACCAAGCCGACACAAATAGTAGCTTCAGCGAAGCGAAGTGTAAAACCTGGTCGCAAAACCGTGAGACTCACCCCTTCTCAGGTTGCAATCGCTAAAAAATTAGGAGTGCCATTGGAAGAATATGCGAAACAATTAAAAATCACGAAGGAGGTATAAGCATATGGAAAATGATAAATTAAAAACTTCTCGTGCGAGTCAGTCTAGAGTTTCTGAAAAGAGACCTACAACTTGGACTCCACCATCATCTTTAGATGCACCACCTGCGCCTGACGGGTTCAGACACAGATGGATAAGAACAGAGGTATTAGGATTTGACGATACTAAAAACATGTCAGGTAAATTTAGATCTGGCTGGGAACTCGTTAGAGCAGATGAATACCCTGATCATGCTTATCCACAAGTCGCGGAAGGAAAATACGCAGGAGTCATCGGAGTTGGCGGCCTTGTGCTGGCAAGGATACCAGAGGAGATCGCAAAAGCTCGAGAAGCCTATTTTGCACAACAAACTAGGGATCGAGACGAAGCAGTTAACAACGATCTTATGAAGGAGCAGCATCCAAGTATGCCTATCAATAATGAGAGGCAGACTCGTGTAACTTTCGGTGGTACAAAGAAAAGTTAATTTTTTAACGATTCTCGGGTTAATCCCTACCATTGAATTAACATTAACCGTAAAACTATTTAGTTAGTTTTACAAAAGGAGAAAAAATATGGCAAACCAAGACGCTGCTTTCGGATTGAAAGCAATCGGCAAAGTTGGTCAGAATAAAGATAACCAAGGTTTATCTGAATACAGTATTGCTGCAAGTTCATCTGCGATCTATCAAAACGATCCAGTGAAAACTGCGGGCGGTTACTTACTAGTAGCTGGCGCTGGTGATACTTTAAGAGGAGTACTAAATGGTGTCTTTTACACTGATGCTTCATCAAGCAAACCAACTTGGGCAAACCATCTTGAGGCTTCAAACACTGCGACTGACATTGTCGGTTTCGTAGCGGATGATCCTTATGAAAGGTTTGAAATCCAATCAAATAATAGTGGAGCTTCTGCTGTAACAGACGTAGGTAAAACTGCGGATCTAGTTTACGCAGCGGGTTCTTCACCAAACTATGTGTCTAAAGTTGAGTTAAATGACTCTACTCTTAACACGACTGCACAACAATTAAAGATCATGGGAATCTCAAAAGATCCAGATAATAACGATGTAGCTTCTGCTAACGTTAACTGGGTTGTAATGATCGGTGAACATGAACTAGTTGTAGCAACAGGAACGTAATAGGAGAATAAATTATGGCAATATCACGATCACAACTAGTTAAAGAACTAGAGCCAGGATTGAATGCACTATTCGGCCTGGAGTACAAAAGATACGAAAATCAGCATGCTGAGATTTTCGACAGCGAGAATTCAGACAGAGCTTTCGAAGAGGAAGTAATGTTATCTGGATTTGCAAATGCACAAGTTAAACCTGAAGGTTCAGCTGTAACATTTGACAACGCTCAAGAAACTTTCACTGCTAGATACACGCACGAGACAATTGCTCTTGCATTCTCAATCACTGAAGAAGCGATTGAAGATAACTTGTATGACAGATTATCATCTAGATATACAAAAGCATTAGCAAGATCTATGGCGAACACTAAGCAAGTAAAAGCTGCGAATGTATTAAACAATGCATTCAGTGCTAGTTACACAGGCGGTGATGGAAAAGCGCTTTTAGCGACTGACCACCCAACTATAGCTGGTACTTTTTCAAATGAGTTAGCAACATCTGCTGACTTAAATGAAACATCTTTAGAGCAAGCGTTAATTGATATCGCTGCTTTCACAGATGAAAGAGGCTTAAAAGTAGCTGCTAAAGGAATGAAAATGATCATCCCTTCTGAGTTACAATTTACTGCTGAGAGACTGATGAAAACAGCTCAAAGAGTGGGAACAGCTGACAATGATATCAATGCAATCAGATCTATGGGGATGTTACCTCAAGGTTATGTAGTTAATAACTACTTAACTGATACTGATGCGTTCTTTATCAAAACAGATGTACCTAACGGTCTTAAAATGTTCGTAAGATCACCAATCAAAACTGCTATGGAAGGCGATTTTGATACTGGTAACGTAAGATACAAAGCTAGAGAAAGATACAGCTTCGGCTGGTCTGACCCTAGAGGTATCTTCGGATCACCTGGTGCGTAATCACTAGATTAACGAAAAATAAATTAGGGCGATCCTTGTGGTCGCCCTTTTTTTATGGTAGAAAGAAAAACTCATGAAAACATTTACCGTACAGATTAGATCCAGAGGATACTTCACAAAGTTTAATGTGACTTGCTTAGACAGCGAGGAAGCGTTAAATGATGCGATAGTTGACAAACTAGGACAATCTGATATAGTATGGGAACCAAGTGGATTTTACGATACCCGTAAAACCTGGATAACCTATGAGGAGGTTAATGATGCAAACACACGTTCAATCCCTTTACAAACAGAAGAGGGGTCTAGAACTACAATGGGAGCAGCACTATAACGATGAGGGTAGATATACTCTCGATATGGTTAGGATTGATAACAAAATTAGAGACGTTATTAATCACATTAAATTAGCAGAAGCAAAGCAAGCTAATTTAGTTAGCAAAATAGAAGACGCTGCACCTCAAGTTTCAGTAGCTACTTAAATAAAACGCTACTAAATCGCTGGAAACGTCAACTCCACTACAAACTCTCTTGCACTCTACTAAAATTTAGCATATAAAATCTTTACTATACAATTAATAAGAACATAAACGAGTATAGTCGACGGCCTAGAGATTATGTTCGTAAACTAGGAGGATATAAATATGGCAAATACTACATTTTCAGGACCAGTAAGATCGGAAAACGGTTTTCAAACAATCGTTAAAAATTCTACAACTGGTGCTGTAACAAATACAATGACTTTTTCTGAATACACAGCAACAGTAACTGTTGCTAATGGTCAGACAACAGGAAAAGAATCAGCAATCGGTATTCCAGCAAACTTCATTCCAATGGGAGTGACTATTGCTGTAACTACTGCAGCAACAAACGCTGTTAACTTGGTTGATATTGGAACAGATGCAGACACAGATGGTTTCGTAGATGGAATCACAGCAGCTGTTAACTCAACTGGTTTTAAAGGATTCTTTCCTTGCAACGGTGTATTAGGAATGTCAGGCGGAGCAACTACTGCTTCTACTGCAACTCCTGATGAAGTTGAAGTTGTATTAAGTGGTGATCCAGGAGCAACTGG